TTCTACATTAGCAGCAGCTCCTCCTCCTGTTAGATACCTTACTGTTAAAGTGGTATTATATGGAGCAATTCCATAAGTATTAGTAAATACAAAATTTACAGGTGAAAATGCTGTTGTTAATTTAGTTCTTTCAAATGGTAAACCTAAACCTACATTATCTGGGTTAGGTATAATTTCTTCTGTTGTTGATCTAGTACTACCAGCACCAAACTGCAATTGTAATGAACCTGAATCAATAAAACGTGTAGCAAATCTTCTTTGTACTGTTTTTAATTCTAATATGTAGGGCACTTCTGTATCTACACTATAATTAGGATCATTTGTATTTGTATTTCTTATAGAATTAAATACATTTTCTTGGGCTAAGTTAGGAACTTCATACCAGGTATTACCATCAGTATCAATAACATCTAACACACCTACTATGTTAGCAGCTCTAATTGTTCTAGTATCAAATTTTATAGCATTTGTAAATGTAAAAGTTTCTGATGTGACTGTAGCGGATATTGCTTTTCTATTTTTCTTTAATAAATAATATGTTGGGTTAACCCCTGATATTTGGTAAACAGATACTTCTGTTGGGTCTAATGAACTTGATGCAGAAAAATCAATTGCGTCCTCTATTAGAAATTTTTGTGTTGAATTTGTGTTAGAGGTTATTTGTGTGTTTTCTGGGATAATTAAAGAATAATTAAAATCCGGAACATAAACACTACCACTTAATATAGCAGGTACTTGTTGATAAAAACTTATTGCAGATGTTGCTACTGTAGTTACTTTAGGTACATATCCTAATGAATAAGCTAAAGCATATAAATTCGTAGTTTGTCTTGCTTTTTGTATAAAGGTTTCTTGTATTTGATTATCTAAATAAAAAGATAATACGTCACCTACATAAGCAGCCATTTCCATAAATAACATTCCTGTTGATGTTTCAGTAAAATCATTATATGTGTTTGGGAAATATGTTTTAGAATATTGTATAAGAGAAGATCTAATTGTATTAAAATCTCTATCAATATATCTTATGTCTCTTTCTAATTTAGCCATTATTGTATTACTATTTCTAAGTTATCTTGTACTCCTAAATTTACAATTTCATATGTAAGAGTAAAATTTATTTCATTTCTATCAGGTTGATTATTAAATTGTATTTCTTTTACTGCAACATTGGGAAAAAATCTAGTAATATCTGCTTGTATTATACCTCTTAAATCTTCAATTTCTGCATCTATTATATTTTCAAACAATAAAGCTCGTAAATCAGCTCCAAAATTAGGTCTAAATACTCTTTCACCTCTATTAGTTAGCAAATAATTTATCATATTTGCCTTAGTTTGTTCTCTTGTTGTAAACGTAGGCACAAATACAGCATCCCCATTTATCGGAAAACCGAATCCAACCGCTCTACTAGGTTGAAGATCTATTGGAAATCTACTCTGTATTATTCTTGCCATTATTTCTATTTACTACCCATTAATCCTGCTATTTGACTCATATCAACTTCACCGGCTGGTAAAGTGCCATTTGCTACATCCATCCCAGCTTGTGGTTGAAAGGGTTGAGCATGATTACTTGTAAAAGTAGATGCTGTATCACCTAATATATTTTCATATGCTGCTCTTTTAGCTTCTGCAGTCATAGTTGGTGTTTGTGGAACTATTGGAGCTTTACTTTCCATTACTGGGGAAGCATAAGTTGGTTGAGTTATAACTTTTGTAGTTTTAACAGCTTCCAATAAAATTTCCTTCAATTCCTCTTGAATAGCCTCTTTAACGGCTTCTTTTATTATTGTTTTTAATGCTGATGTCTTCATTTTATTTATAAATATTAAATTATTAAGTTTTTATTGTGCTTCTATTTCAAATGTTGTAAAATTATCTAAACCTTGTCCATCTCCATTAAAATCAGTTAATTCTAATGAATATTGAAATACTCCGAGCTCATCAAATACTGTACCATTAGCATAGATTGGATTGATAGGATAAAAATCAAATGTTCCATCAAAACCTTGTGGGTTATTTCCTGTATCTACCATTTCCATATTATCGGCAAATTGCTGTTCCATCAGATAACTGAGTTGTCCAGATCCTCCTTGTTTATATATTCTTAAAAATGCTGTTGAATCTGAGTATGCATTTGATCCTCCAAATGTAGTCATTTTTATTTTAATAGGTCTAACTACAGTAAACGAACCTACATTTAATGGGCTTGTAGGAAGTGCGGCTACTGCATTACCTGTAATACTTGGGTCTGAAAAGTAAAATGCTGGTGGTAATGGGGGATCATTACTTCCAGTTGGACTTGGAGGGTCATCACTACCATAAGGTAGATCTATTTCAGGTGATGAACCTGTAGGAGGTGTAAATTGCTGTATGTTAGGATTTGGAGGTGTTCCCGTACGAATATTACCTTCTCCAGCACCTGTATTAGATGGTAAGATTAATTCATTAACTCCTAAAAGATAATTATTTATCTTATATTTCATTTCCTCAACTAATACAGATACAGAAGATGCAAATGAATATCTACCCTTTCCACCGGGATCATTAAATAAAGTAATTTTACCTAGGGGTGTATTAAATTTAGTACGTGTAAAAATAGTACCTGTTGTACCTGTACCACCTGTAAAGTCTCTTGAAGCTCTAATTTTTCTAGATGGAAATGGAAAATCATTACTAGGATTATTTATTAATTCTAAAAGAAAACCTTTATAATTTAATGGAAAAGAAGCTATTAAATCTGCTTCTGATTGTTGGTTTGTTTCTAATAATACACTATCACCAGATGAATTTAAAGCTTCTTGTAAAGTTCCATTTACGTTGTTAACTACAAGATCAATATCACTTTGTAATACCCCATTACCCCCAGTATTAAATAATAAACCCTCTCCATCTTTAAGATGGTTAGAGTTTGAAAAATCTATAGAGGAATCTGATGGGTTAATATTAATAACAGTACCATTAGCATCCGCGGTTGACATTCCTATTGTTAAACCATCAACACGATTTAATACTACATTACTACCATTTACATTACCTACAACAATATATAAATCTTCAGGAACACTACATGAATCCCCTAAATCTACAACGGATTTTAAATATGATGTTAAAACTAAAGCTGATTGAATTGATGATTCTACACCATTAACTGCAGCTATTGTTATATTTAATATTCCTGATATTTGGTTTATCATTATCGGAACTAATTGAATAGTACCTTTTGCTATATCAACCTTTTTATCTAGTTTTATTAATATACTAGCTAAGATAGTTAATACTTTTACAGGTAAAGCAACTGCAGGTGCCCCAAAGGCTGTAGGGATTGGGATTGATTTAATTATTTTAATAATATTGCTAACGGAAGTTGCTAGTGATTCTGTTGAAGAAGCTGTTACTCTAATGCCAGTTAATGGTGCTTGAATAGCAATTAAGGCTAATTTTAGTTTGTTAGTATTGTCTATTATACCCCCTAAAGTTTGTGAAACTTTATTAATTGCTTGATTAGCTTTATTTTTTTGAGAGCTTGATAAAGGGGGTACAGCACAAACATTTTGTGGTGTTAATATAGAGGTTGGATTTGGAATATTACCATTTAATAAAGCTACAGGATCGAATGGGAGAGAAGAAGGGTCAATGCCAGATTTTTTAATTACCCCTAAAGACTCATCAATTAATTTACCTTTCATCTGATCCACTGACTTTTGAACTCTATCAGAATCTTTAACCATCTTGGTAAAAGCCTTTGTTATTTGTTTAGCTAAACTCATTATTTGCTTTTACTTACTTTGGATTTATATTGACTAATTTTAGCAATCATTCTTCCAACTTGACCTTTAAGAGATGCTGCTGATATTGGAAGGCTGGGGTTTGCAGATGCTGGTGGGTAAAGTGCCATAGGAAGCATTAATGCAGATGTTAAACTATTAACTTTATTCAATAAATCTTGAAAGTCTTTTAAAAATGTATCTCCTAATATTACTGGTTCTGTTGCATATTTATCTCCTAAGTATATTTCTTTTGATTGGATTATAGTTTTAGGTGTATCTATATTTAAACTGTTTAATGAATTTAAATTTATAGTATCAAATGAACTTAATAATATATTATCATCTTTAGCATTAAATAATAATCTACCTGAATTTATTACTACTTGCTCACTATCAAATTCTTTAGTAGACACAGGGGCA